GGTACTTAATCGACCGCCGCTTCTCCACACCTGAGCAAAAAGCAAGGTGGGAGAGGCTGGCAGAGGTCTCGCTCGGACCCAAGCATGACGTTCACAGCACAGACCCAGAATCCCACACGAAGCGCGGAGTCCACATGGGACTCGGCCCTTCATGGATCGTTCTGAGTCTGCTGAACGTCATGGCTGGACTGATGGCCGCCCCTAAGCAGCGGCACAGTTTCGCAGTATGCGGGGATGACATGATAGCGCTCTGGACGCACTCGGAGATCGAAACCTACGAGCGCACCCTCGAAGGGTGGGGTCTCAAGATCAACAGGTCGAAGGCGTTCATTGGACCGAGAGGCGTATTCTGCGAGAAACTCGTAGAACAGCACTCTCGGGTCCTCGCGACATCGAGATCTGTTGGGCACATCGCAGAGGCAGGCGCAAGCAAGTGGAAAGCCGACAAGTCGGACAATCCTCTCGCCGTTGCCGACGCCCTGCGGAAGCCGGTCTACGGTCGGCGGATGCGTCGTCTACAAGAGACAACGCGCCGACGCATGCAGCCATCGAAAGACCCGGGGCCCATTCGCGCAGGAGGTTCCGGGATCGGAACACTGAACAAAAGAGCACTAGAGCGACTAATTCGACACGGCACGATCAACCTCGTGTACTTCAAAGAAGCACCCTCATGGGCGAAGGAGATTACTCTCAACTCCGTCACACAAGGTGAGGTCGAACGAGGCGTGTACCAGGGACAATTTGTTCGGGCGGAGGATGCGCGCATCCTCCTTTCCCGCGAGCAAAGGCTCGTTGACCTGGCCTCGGACCAAAGGTCCGCCGAACGTCGCATCAGACATCATCCCCTCACGCGAAAACAGCTCCGAAGAACCGCCGGGCAGGGACTTCCGGGAGAAGAACACTGCACTCGCACAACGTTGGCCGACGCCATCCAGAAAGCTGGATGGAACAGACGCCACACGCGGCAAGCACTGTACCTTCTCGGGAAGTCCAAGGGTCGTGGGGTGGACAAGAAGACGCGCCGGATGCTACAATCAATCGCTCTCTCAACACACAGCCGAGGCTGGGTGCCGATTGAGCTGATCGAATACTTCGCGAACGAAGGAGCATGCCGGCGCAATAGGATAGAGTCTCTCCTAAAAGAGGCTCAATGTGGTGCCCTGACACCACGGGCCCCAGCGAATTAACGCG